ATATTGAAAGATCAACCGACCAAAGTATCCGTGAGCAGCGACAATATTATATGTCTCTTCTTCCTGTCCAAATTTATACCCATAGTTCTGAGATACATTCTCGGTCGTCTCCCTAACCAGGGAACTGGTGACAAGAGAACCATGCATAGCGCTGAACAAAGACCCACCAAATACGCCGGCAACACCAAGCATATGAAAAGGATGCATAAGAATATTGTGTTCAGCCTGGAAGACCAACATGTAGTTGAAGGTGCCGGAAATGCCAAGAGGCATCGCATCTGAAAAAGAACCTTGTCCAAAGGGATATACCAAGAAGACAGCACTAGCCGCAGCTACAGGTGCTGAGTAAGCAACAAAAATCCAAGGGCGCATACCTAACCGGTAGCTAAGTTCCCATTCGCGTCCCATGTAAGAGTAGATACCGATAAGGAAGTGGAAGACAACAAGCTGGAATGGTCCACCGTTGTACAGCCATTCATCGAGACTGGCTGCTTCCCAGATGGGATAGAAGTGCAGGCCGATTGCATTTGAAGACGGGACAACTGCTCCCGATATAATGTTATTTCCGTACAGGAGCGATCCTGCAACTGGTTCACGAATTCCATCGATGTCTACTGGGGGTGCGCCAACAAAGGCAATGATAAAACAAATTGTAGCTGCAAGCAGCGTAGGAATCATAAGGATTCCGAACCAACCAACATATAGACGGTTGTTCGTAGAGGTAACCCATTTACAAAAGAGTTCCCAGTTATTTAGTTTTTGTGGTCTTGAAAGTACAGCAATCATTTTAAGTAATAGTTCATGGTTGGGTAAGTAAGATTAAGTAAGACCAGTTTTAAGCCTTGGCTGGCTAGAGCTAGGGGAGGAATTGCACCTCCCTTATTCTATTTAGCTATTTTTTCTTAGCAGTTTTACCTGCACGTTTGAAGTTAGCAGCAGTTGGAGCACCCTTGCTACCAGCCTTCCTCATTGTTTCCCCACTACCTTCTTTGATGCGTTTTCGCTTGGCATGGATGTTTGCATAGAGTCCAGGTTTAGCCATTTAACAATTCCATTTGCGTAGTGCCAACGTCTTACGGGTTGGCTTACCGTTAGGTTTTTTTGCTGGTCCTTTAACACCACTCATCCGTGCACAGAAAGACTTCTTACGACCAGCATCTTTACTACCAGCTTTAGGTTTTCCTGTAACGGGAGCTTTTAAATTAGAACCAGTTTCTCTATTGTATTTTTCACGGCCTTCTTTTGTCAGTCCTCCAGAACGGGACTTGTGCTTGCCGATCTTTAGACTAACATTCTTAGCCATTACTTACACATCTTCTTTTTAGGTGGACGACCTTTCTTAGTACCGTACGTTCCTTTACCTTGTGGCATTACCAGACTCCTGGGATAATTTGACCTGTTAGTGCATAAGCACCTAGTGCTGCCATGACACCTAGCATTGCCAGACGACCATTCAGCTTCTCAGCTTTTTCGTTGTGATTCACAGTTACTTCTTCCATGTACATGCGTGGTTCAGTGGGCCAAATTTGTGTATCGTTCATCAGAAGTTATATTTAAGACCGGCTTTAGTACCGTAGCTATTAGTATCACTAGTAAGGAAAGACACTTCTCCGTAGACAGAGAGTGCTTCATTGATTCCATATGAACCACCAGCTTTACCTGAGAGTTCTACTTCACCATCAGCATTATCAGGAGCCAGTAGAGCTGGACCCCCTTGTACATACCAGCCATCACCTTCTACACCGATATGAACGTCTGTCGTAGATCCTGTGTAGTCAGATCCGACAAAGCCTGAATTAGTTTCTACGTTAACGTATGGACCTGCAAGTACAGGGGCAGCAGCGAACAGTGCTGCAGGGAGGATAGCAAGAATTTTCATTGTAGTTTATTTAAAAAAGAATAAGTATGTTGTGTTCGATTACCATGAATACCCCAGCCTAACCAGTAGTATGCAGCATTCATATAGTAAGGGACTGTCTGATGATTAGTCAGAAATGAGCTAAGGTCATCCCTAAATCTTAGCTCATGTATCATGTAAGCTGTTTGACATTCTAGCGAACTAGGATCAGCTTTCTGTTCAGCACAGAAAATGCCTAGTCCATCATAACGTTGCTTAGATGTCCATTGAATTAAACCATAACCACCATCTAAACACCTATCATAGGGGATAATGGTACCGCCTTCACAGACGTTAGGTCTAAAGGTAGACTCCTGGTAGATGTTACCCATAATAACAGCAAGTGCAGTTCGATCTGTTACACCCGCAGAAGTCTGTAGTTGTTCTAGAACGTACTGCTCTTGTACAGTACATTGGGGGCAGTCAATCATTAGAAACCAAGGTCAGAGTTTTCAAGTTTAGTCATAACGTCCGAGCGATATGCAGGATCGTTATCATAACGTGGGTCATTCATTGCTTGTACAAGTTCTGATTGACTACGGAAGACAGCATTAGATTCTGCTGTTCCACGTCCTGTAAGAAGTTGACCTTCGGAACCAACAGCTTCTGAGTACTTGTTAGACAATGCTTGAACAGCAAAGTAGATAGAGTTAGCATTACCAGCACCCATAACAGAATCATACATTTCAACTTCTTCTTTTGAAAGATTTTGACCTGCCCATTCTAGCATAGATTGGTATGCTTTTTCACCACCAACCATTGTATATAGTTGTTGTGCTTGCTCTTCAGTTAGTTGACCTTCAGTAGCTTCTTCTTGCTCTTCTTCTTGTTCCTTTTTAGGTTCTTCCTCTGGCTCATCATCTTGAGGTTCTTCCTCACGTGACTCACCAAGTTTCTTTTGTAATTCTAGGTAAGCTTGTTCAAGAGATTGTGGACTATCAAACTTACCTGCTAGCAACTGCTGTTGTTCCCCTTCATTAGCCTCAGCAATAGCTAGAGACTCTTGCTCATCAGCATTTAGTTCTGGCTGATCAGCTGGTGCATCAGTTGAAGTTAGTGTTTCACTCATTAAACTTGTGGTGGTTGTTGTTCTTGTTGTTGCATGGCTTGCATCTCAGCTTGCTCACGCTTTTGTTCAACAGCTGCCATCTGTGGTGCTTGTTGTTGAGCAGCCATAGCTTGTTGCTGTTCCATTGCTTGCTGTTGTTCAGCTTGCAATTCCTCCATACTCTTCACAAGGTTGAGTACGTCGATACCAGATGCAGCAGCCAAACGTTTGACAACTTCTTCTGGATTAATAAACTGTTGGATAGCTTCTGGACCCATTGTCTGAGCAATAACTTGTAGGAATTGACCAAGACTTTCACGATCCTGACCACGACCAAGTGCATTGATACCAGCAACAATAGTTGGTTTAACAATACCACCTTTAGGTAAGCGTGGGATCTCTCCAGTTTTCTGTGCAACGTTTAGTTTACGATTAAGATAAGGCACTAAGAACTCAACAGTAAGAAGACTAAATAGTCCACCAAGTTGTTGTTCTAGTTCCATCTGTGTCATCCGTACTTCTTCTGCTGTAGTCCTTTCAGACTGACGAACATTAAGAATAAGGAATGCTTCACTAAGACGTTGTGATAATGTACCTACCATTTGATAGGCAGTCTGGAAGTCAGCTGTCTTCCCAACCTGTACTACACCAATGTCATCAGGTCGTCCCTGGATGATAGCACCGTTACCTGCCTTAGCAAGAGTCGATGGTTTGGTGGAGGAGCTTGGACTGACAGTGAATACAATCTTAGCAGCTGCTGCGCTGCCTTCAACCAGTGCTTGTGACAGAGCTTCAAGTGACTTTAGGTCACCAAGGAACTCTTCTACCCTACCACGTCCGTAGACTTCGCCGTCTACGTGGTTGAAGCGTAGCACAAGCCAGGGGTTAGAGTCAAGAGGAGCTTTACTCATTGACTTAGGAAGGATCTGATCGTCTACTTCCTGATGCCACATCCAACGATTGTTATCTAAAACAACGTGTGTATAAATATCACATTCATCATCGTGACGTGTTGTATTGTCAGATGACTCATTAGGTTGTGGGGGTGTGTAATCTGGATTAAATTTTTTTAGTAATTTTTTCGAGATTGTTTCTTTTGTTACAATTTCAATAACATTACCGTTACCATCTCTGTCTACTACATATCGGTTCAAAGGATAGAGCTTTAGTCCATCCTTACCCATAAAGACAAGAGCATTACCAGCTACTACAAGATGCTTTAGTGCTTGGTGAACGACAACACGATCACTAGAAGCCGCAATGGATTCCATGATAGTGCGTTCGATCTTAGCAAACGACAAGTCTAGTTCAGATCTAATCTCTGGTCCTAGTTCTTCAGGTAAGTTAACATCGTTAACCTGTAGCTTAAAGAAGCTAGTTTGTGGAGGTAACAATGCAAGCATTAGTTTACTTGCAAGAGTCACTACACCTTTAGCTCCCTGTGATTGCCACGGGGTTGTGAGTTTTACTGAACCTTTAGTATATACCTCATCATCACGGATGAGATAAGGAAGAGTTAGATCTGCTGCTTGTCTAGCAGTGTTTAGAAACTGTGAACGGTCCGAAGACAATCTGTCATAACGTGTTTTAGCTGTCATTAGATTTTACACATTTAACGATCCAGCACTTGATGCTGTATTTGATGTAATACCACCCATTGTGGGACGATTCCTACGTCTGAAACCAAAGGTACCACCTCTCTTCATACCTGATTCACCACCAAGTCTGTATTTAGCTTGTAAATTAGAACGGGCTTGGTTAGCAAGTGAAGTACGTTGAGAAATTTTAAGTTGTTTTCTTTCCTCTTCAGCTTTATTATAATATTCTGATTGAGCAGCTGCTTGAGCTTGAGCAGATGCTTGAGCTTTATCAGATGCAGATTGAATAGAAGAAAGAATATCACCTTGAGACTTTGCTTGAGCTTCAGATGATTGACGAAAATATTCTGCTTGAGTTTCAGCTGATTGACGTTGAAATGCTGCTTGAGCAGCTGATTGACGTTGAAATGCTGCAGATTGGTTTGCAGATTGAAGTTGAAATGCTGATTGAGAAGATGCTTGTGCCTCACGCATTTGCTGAAGTGAAGATTGATATTGATCAGCACGAGCAGCAGCAGACTGTTGATTGCCCACCATCATTTTATCAAAACGTTGACTTAGTTCTTGATTTGATTTTGCAATGATAGAAGCATAATCAGGTGTTTCCGGTAATTCAATAACTGGATCTTCTTGTTCTTTTAATTTAGTGTTTTCAATTTGAAGAACCTTTAACTGTTTCTCATATTGTGCTTTAAGTGCTGCTTGACTTTCTTCTTGCTGACGCTTATAAGCATCTATTTGAGGTTGAATAGATGGAAGTGGCTTAAAAAGGTTGTATTTTTTGCTACTACCAGCACGAAAATTGGGTATAGATGCTTGACCTGCACTATAATAACCTGCAGGTGCTGATGAGCCAGGTGATCCTGCAATAAGTTGTTTGGCATCAAGAGCACGTTCTAAATCATCATAACGTACAGCCCTAAAATTATAATTTGCATTTCCCCTGGATGCACTACCAGGTTGGTCATATAAAAACATAGACTGGTGAAAGTTAACGGTTGGGTACCGTAAATCTCTATGCTGCTGTGCCATTAGTTTTCCTCCATGTAACGAATTACCCACTCAACAACACTGCGTTGACCGGCTTGGTACATAATCTTTTCCATTGTATCTTCAGGTGTTGGATTAATGGGTGGAAAGATTTCTTCTAATTGATTTGTTAAACCACGGGCTTGCATACCCACGGTTTCAAGCATACTGGGGGAGATTGACATTACTAT